TCAACAATTTCTTTTACATAGTAAATTGTATTAACATCTAACCCACCAAGAAGAGGATCACTAGCAGGAACTGCTGTAAATGTAACTGTTTGATTGAGTATTAAATCTTCAGTCGAACCAGATGTAACAAGTGCATCAGCAGTTGTTTCAGTAATCGCTAATGTAATTGCTGGGACAAGATTAGGCGATGTTAGATTAACATCATAGTTTGCTCCGTTCTCATCAAAGAACGACTGTACAAAGCCTACTTCGTTTGGCTCTCCTGTATTATAGAACATAACCTTAAGATTGTCAAGCGATGTTACTCCATCAATGTTACCTATTTCAGATAGAGTTTTTCCATTGATTTCTGAGAACAATGTAGTGCTAACAACATCAACTAAGTTATTGCCCGGAAACAATAAATCATTTTGTGCATCTCTGTTTGGTACTGTAAAGTTTACGTACCCCTGCGTTGCACCGTTATTACTAACGCCTAATACTTGTCTAGTGTTTTGGTTGCCGTCTAATCCAGTTACTCCTGGTACGCCTTGTATCCAAAACTGAGTTTCTTGGTTTACTGCAAATCTATATGACCCGCCACGTAACAATGTAAGTGTAGGGTTGTTTGTTCCTGTTGCTGACCCCAATGCTTTAATATTATATGCATTTGGAGTATCTGTTACGACATAATCAGATGTTGCAAAGACTGTTGCAGTTGCTACAGTAACCACTGGCGGTCCACCGGGAATCCAGTAGTACTGATTAAAGTTAATAAGTTTATCTAAGTCTGTGAAAGAGTCCCAAGAATAAATCTCACTTGTAAAAAGTCTATCATTATCTTCAGTGATGCCATTGCGTAACTTAAGAGCATCTAACATGCCTGGATATGTAATAAAGTCTTTAGCGATTGATTCGTTTTCTTTTAAGAAAACTACACTAGGATCTAATTGATAATCTGTACGAGTCTTATCAGGCTCGGTGACATAATTGTCTCTGGCATTTATTCCATAACCAAACTTACTTCCGACATAGCCTTGAAGTTTTTCAGTAACCGGAGGATTAACTAACTGATCAAGTGTTGCTCCTAAAAATTGAGCATTAGTGTCAGTTTTAAATATCTCTGGTAAGAAATTAAGAGTTCTAATTTTTGCCATGCTAGTTTAATCTATCCTTATGACTGCAATGTTGCAGGGGTTAATGCCGATACCACAACAACATCAGATGTTGTAGCCGCATTGACAAAAATTTCGTATGGTCTGGATTTAATTTCATACAAATCTCCGAATAATTTTTCAGGGTCATTAGATACTAATACCGCAGAAGATATAAGTTCATTTGTTTTTTCATGTAAGTATGCACTTAATTCTGAAAAGAAGAACGTATCGCCAAAGTTCCAATAGTTAATACTAAAATACGAATCCATAGCCGCAAGTACAGCACTTCTTATTTCACTATCACTTGCATTTGTTGTACTAGATTTAATAACTTTAATAGTTGCTCTCAATGCTTGGTCTGCTTTCGCACCAAACAATGGTTTGAATGTAACACTATTTAATATAACTGAATCTGATAACATTTTATAATCTTGTATTTTATTGTATGATGTTTCTAATTCATTCAACGTTGGTTGTTTTGGTTTTACAACTGTGTTTGTAGTATCATTAATCCAATTTGTATATGCAGTATAATATGCTTGAGTTACAAGATACAAATCAATGATGTTTGTAGTTGCTGGATCAATTCTAGTTGTGTTATTAGCATTGTGTCTATACTGGTAAGACAAACCCTGTCTTCCCTCTTTTACTGAGTAATCAAGTTGCGGAGTCAATACATAAAAAGGTGTTGTTACTGTAGGATCTTGTACTGTCTTATAAAAGACTTTATCAGTATATGCATAAAATAATTGCCCAACTGGGAACTCGTACTTTACAACTTCAACTTGACTCTTAGTCCCATAAACATAATTAATATCTGTGTTAGGAACAATTAATTGACGTGTCAAGTTAATCGGATCAGTTGTTGTTTGGAAGAATGTATAAACTCCAATGTTTGCACCATTGTTGACATAACCAGTGATATCGTTAAAGAAATCTGGATTTAGAATTAATTGACCATTGTTTACATCAGTCGCCGCAACTTCAACTTGGAAGTCATTTACGTAACCATCTGATTCAACTGTTTGTCCTAAGATATTAACTTTAGTATCCGCTCCTATAGCAGTAGTATTACCAAATTCTGTGTTAATACCTAACATGTTAATAAAGTCTTGTATAATTTTACCTGTAAACGGATCATACACTAATTCATTCTTACTAAAAGTGAATCGTGTATCAGCAACACTACCAAAGTAGTATGTAAGTGATCTATAAGTTATTGTATAACGATTGTTTCCTAAACTAGTAAACTTGACAAAGTAATTAGTTGCTGTAGGCGCGCCAATTGACCAACGTTCTTGGTTGATCAATAATGAATTATTAAAGATTAAAGTAAAGTCTTGTTGTAATTCAATTTTAAGAATTGCTTCTTGTATTACAGGAGATGATAAAGAATTATCAAAGACCGGTATAACTTCTGTCAGTGTAACACCGTCTGGGATATAACCATTTACGATAACAGGACCTGTGCCATTGGCAAATGTTCCTTGTCCGGTGTTAGAGCCATCACCAATTACATTTAATATAGTTGACCAAATATAAGTTTTTTCTCCACCTGTTGGGATACCTGCTACTAAACGATTGTTGCTGTCAAAGTAAAAACCAATTGGAGCTGATAGTTTTACGATTGCCCCTGTTGTTACATACTTTGCATTAGTCGTAGTAAATGTGCCTACTACTGCTGGGGTTTCTACTGAACTTGTTTTTGAATAAAAGTATCCGCTTTGTTGTGTTGAGTCAACAGAACTAGATTTCCAATATAACACAGGAGATCCTGCGTCTGGATATGCATAGCGAGTATAGTTCTGAATGTAATATTGATTAGCACGATTTAAGGCCAATACAGACGCTAAGTCCTCAGTAAAAAACTGAATGATGTCACTTGTATTAGTTACCGTTAGGGATAAGAAGCCATCAATACTGTCCTGATATAACGCTCCGTCATCTCCAAAAGAGTTTGAACTAGAATACTTGCCTGTTGGGTCAAGTAAATCTAAGTTTTTAGAAATACCAATAGAACTTCTATTAACTGCTTTCGATTTAATAATAGAGTTATAAAGAGTATATGGGAAGTTTGTGTAATCTTCTCCATTCACCATACGATTCTGTGTGTAGTATCTAGTAGGTGCTCTTTGTTTAATTTCAGCAATAGGCTCTCTTGCTTGTGCTGTTGAGACTGTTGTAGGTAACTGTAAGTTTATAGTAAGTGTTTCTGTTGATCCTTTTCTGCTTATGTATGAAATAGCAACTGAGATGCCATTCATTTCAGACGGATTAATAGAGTAAGTCAATGCATTACTAGATCGTACATATGCTCTAAAGTTACCAATTGGTATCTCAGAGAACACGCCATCACCAAATATGTATGCGACTTGATCATTAAACCTAGAGTCTACAGAGAATATAGTTTTGTCTGATTGTTCTGTTTGTAAATATGCATCAGCATATACATTTTCAACTTGTTTCCAAGGGGTTGATGTACCGTCTGTGTTGCGTTTATATAACCAAGTATCAGTATTATTAATACCAGTGATGTCAATATTAATTGATTGATTTGCTATTTTTTGTTGAAAAGTAAAATCAAAATTTTGCAAATTACCCTGTTTAAAGTAAAACATAAAGCCTGTGTTTGGTGAGCCGAAACCTAATCTATCATTTCTATATAATACATTGAGTTTGCCACTAGGTGCAGGTGGTATTTCGTAAACATAATTTTGATCAAGTGATGTTCCACTGACTAGTTCAAAGTTCATCGATTGTCCGTCAATTACCGAAGTAAAGGGAACGATTGGTAAACTGTTAGCTGGTATTCTAATTGAATACTCGCTAGTCTGTACATCTAAAATATCTGAGGAATTTGCTGGTCTACCAATGCGTTGTGTATCAACTAAAGATGCATTGATAATAGTATTCATTTGCTCTAACCAATTTTGATTAGACGGGTCGTTCCATAATACAGGAATATTGCTTAAATTAAGCCCATTGGCATCAGTTATATTTTCTGTTGTTCTTATTCCAGATATTTTTATATAACCATTTGCCTCTGTGTTTCTTTTAGGAGTATAACTCACTAGGTTGGCTAATTTAACAACTGAGTCTCTACGTTCAGCAGTGTCAATAAAGTTCTCACGGGCGTTTAGATCGTTTCTGAACGCTAGTCCTTGCCCCATGAACGACATAACATCAAGTAGAGCAATAAACTCTGAACTTTCTATATAATCATTGTATGTTTCAGGATAATAAAGACGTAGGTAATCAATCATACTCTTACGAAGTGTTTCGTAATCGTAACTTCTAAAATCGGCTTCACGGAACGTTTGGTAGATCGCCTTCCAGTCGTTTACTCCGAATAATCCTGATTGCCTTGAACTTGTAGCCATATATCTCTCTCTGTTAGATATATTTATCTTTTCTAAAACCGGGTATTTTTAAGATAGAAGTGTGCTACGTTTGTGCTATAATGGCGGCCGAGTTTGTCTGATTATCGAAGAATAAATTCAAATCACCAGCATTATTAAATGGTGTGACTGCTAATTCTAACTCTACTAAGATGCCACCCTCTCTTGGATAAGCCTCTATTCTGTTGACATTGAGTCTTGGATCTTGTGCTATTACTCTTTGCAGTTCGTTTTTTAGTTGTTGAACAACATCTCGTGTATTAGGTTCAAATACAAAGTCCCAAAGTGTGGTTCCGTAAGCCGGTTGACCCACTTTCTCACCCCTACGAATGTTGAGAGCATTGACTAAATCCTGTATAACTAATTCTGCATCAGTTAATCTATATTTTTTGCCAAACACCAGCGGATTTTTAATTAAATCTCCAGTGTTGTCGATTCCACCGATTTCATTTACAGTTCTCGGCTTCTCTGCGTTTATTGTTGAAAATCCTACATATGTTGGCATAATACTATTTATATCCTATTTCTTTTTCCATTCAAGGGAGAGATCATCATGCCAGGCTATATTATGATGCAGTACATAAGATCCATCTTGCTCACCTGCCCAGAATGCTGTATCTCCAGCATTAATAACAGCAACGAACTTCTCACCTATACTCTCAATTGAAACAACTTCGTCCCAAAACTCTTTGTCATCTTTCATACATAGAATTTGTTTGTTCATTAAGTCTGGTGCATCAACAAATTCTGAATCTTTAGTAAAGATTGGAGCAGTTGTGGAACAGTTCAACGAGATGCCTTGTGCTGTTTCAATGCGAACACATGGCTGTAAATCTACTATATTGAATACTACTGTACCAATGTATGTGTTTAGTTCTTTGTCTGCTGTATTTAACGATATGTCATAGCCTTCTCTTAACTGATAAGCCTGTTTAATTTCTCTGCCGTTAAATATCTCAGACTCTACTAAAGGTATATAACTATCTAGCAATACACAACCACCACCACCGCCTCCAGTTGGGACTTTTGGTAACTCTGGACCAACAATTGCTTCGACTGTGTTTTCTTCTTCAACAGGCGGTACTTCTGGTGGAGGATCATCAACAACAGGAGGATCAATAATTACAATAATTGGATCTGGTGCTTGAACTGAATCGATAATTGTTTCTGTAACAGCAGGTATTGCTCCATTGCCGTAGTCAGCAAAAGAGAAGGTTGTTTCGCCAGATAAAGAATTCTGATTACTCGATGTTGCTTCTGTTACTGGTGTATTTCCTGTTGTAAAGATACTATCACTAGTTAATGTTTGAGATGCAATCAATGACGCTAGTCCAGCAGAAGGGTCATCTGCTGTTGTTTGTCGTGTCGTAGTGTTTTGACCGGGAACATATGCTTCTCCAAACTCGTGTCCAATTTGATCCATTTGCTCTTGTATGGTTGCTTCAGATGCCGCTAAGTTTTTCTTGGTTGCTTCTAGTTTTTCCCATTTTCTTTTTGTTTCTTCTATTCGAGGATCGCCTATAGGGAATGATGCTACTGCTAAATTATACTCAGTAAGAGCATTTGCTGTTGCAATTCTATTTTGTGTTATGTTCTTCTGCACTGACGCCAATTCTTTAGCAAGTGCTTTGTAGTCGTTTCCTTTTCTTGTAGTTGCAAATGCTTGATCACGTAGACTAGACAACGGTCCAACAAATCCACCTGCAGGAATAATGTCTCCCATCACAGTAGGTCTTGGTATAATAGGATTGCCTAACACTCGATCAATTTGTTTTGTTATACCTGATCTATCGAATGTATTGAACGCAACCGTTGGTAGTTTGATTGTTGAGCCTCCACCAGTTGTCAAAGATGATAACGCAGATTGTAGTTGTGCTTGTACGCCTGCAGGCAAGCCACTTAATAAACCTTTTGTTAGTCCACCACTGCTTAGGCCGCCTGAAATTGCAGACGGAAGAGATAGCGAAGAGCCAAAGACCGGTTGGCCACCAAATGCTTTTGATGCTAAGTCTACTGCAACTTTACTAATGTCACTGAGTCCTGGTGCGGCAAGATTCTTTGCTCCAGGAATATTGTTTACGATTGCCGTTGCTGTTCTTGCTCCGCCTGGCAGTCCACTTAGGCCAGTCGCAACAGCAGATGATATTGCAGATTGTGATCCTGAACCTACCAACCTCGCTACACTTGGTAGTCTGTTTTGACGTGCTAACCTTGATGGTGATAACGCTCCTAATGCGTCTGCCTCGTTTTTCGCATTTGTAATAGCCCTTGCTAAGTCGCCAGTGTCGCCTGGAACTGTTTGTGCAACTGCAAGAGCAATGTCTGTCTTTGATTTTATCTCGGTTAGATTTTGTGGGATATTAGGAGTCATTGGTTTGAACGATTGTTTAATAGCACTAAATCCGGCCGCCGATACTCCACGTGACAAACTTAATGAATCTTCATAGCCTGGAACTTTAGATATAGAATCAAGTGCTTTTGCTACGCCACCTGTTGCTCCAGTTGTATTGGAGGCTAGACCTGCCGCATCGCTTCCCTGAGCCAATTTGTTTATGATATCTAATTTATTAAACGAGCGAGGCATTTAATTAATCTCCTATGTCTGTTGGTCTACTGTCATTCATTAGCGTTAATGTATTTGTCATTGACTCTTTTAAGGTATTACCTGCACCAGCACCTGCATTAACAACACCTGCCAATGAGTTTGGCGCTTCTTTACCAGTAATTACTCCTGATTGAGTTAACAATGTCTGTGATTTTTGTAGAGAGTTTGTAACAACCTTTGCTTGTGTACTAGTTGATGATACTAACTTATCTAATGATGTTGCTCCGTACTTTCCAGTGAATGCTGAACTTGGCATTGCTTGTTGTGCTGTTTTTCCTGCGTTAACTAATGTGTTAACCATTGTATCTGCACCTGGTTTGAGTACTCCGCCTGTTGCTAGTTGTCCTGGACTTTGTCCAAATGCTCCAACTGTAATATTCTTGGCTCCACCGATCTCATCTGTGATTGCCGTACCTACTGTACCAGAGGCCGCTCCTGGACCTGTGGCAGAGTCGATTGCTATTCCAGCAAGTAGTGTTGTAGTTGTATTTTTATCCAGTGCATTTGATGATGCGCCTACTTCTGGTACTGATGCAGTTGTTGAATTAGAAACACCTGGGTTACTTGCTTGGGCCGCTGAATTAGCGTTTGTGTTAGACAGTGTAGGACTTGGTGTAGCAGGTAATGCATCATCAGCATCTAATTTAACTTCAACATCAACTCCTTGTCCAGCCGCTAGCCATGGTGCATGAGCAGGTGCCCTTGATACGATACTTAATAATTTGCCTGGTGCCGCTGACCAGCCTGTTTGTTTATCAAACAAAGTTTCCGGGTGTGCTATTAGTGTTGGTGGCTCAACTTTGACTGGTGCTGTTGGGCTAGAACCAGAGTTAAGTTGAACTTTGCTACCTTCGACAAATGTTTCTGCTGAACTTTTTATAGATGCCGCCGCGGTAGATTCTAATGCTACACTAGCATCTGCTTTAATTAATACATTAGCAAGAGAGTATAATTTATAATCAGTACCTGCTCTGTGAGTTGTTTCTTTTTCTGAATTAAGTTTTAAGTTTTCAGTAGCATTAATAGTAATTTCTTTACCATGTAGATTTAAGTTGTTATCTGCATGTAAGTTAAGATCGCCTTGTGTACGTAAATTAATTGAATTGGATCCATAGATGTCAACTGTTCCTTCTTTACCTAATTCTATATACGATTGTCCATTAGAATGTAAGATCATTAATACTTGACCATCATCACTCATTAAGATTTGATGACCTAATGCTGTACGCAATCTAATTAATTGATCTCTGCCAACGATGTCTCCATCGTCCATAACAATTGAATGTCCGCCACGTCTTGCTACAACTTGTAACGATTCTGGTTTTTCTAAATTTAAGTTTGATGCAATATCTTCGTCTGTAAAACCACCTTGATAGATAGGTCTTCCTGGACTACTCACACCCCAACCTACTCTACTTATGGATTCTCTAGTAGCACTTGTACTGATAGGGCCTCTGATTCTATCTCGCAAGATGCCTTGTTGTTGCATGATAGCCGCTGTATAACTATGAACAGGCTTAGGCGCACCTAAGTAATCGTCTCCATCTGCGGCATTTTTGTCATTTGTGTTCATGCTAGTAACTGGCAGAACAGTTGCACCACCATAAGATTGTGCTTCACCTTCGTTTGGAACAATATTATCTGATGACCCAATTGCAGGAACCATATTCATATATTCAGGTCGAGCAACCATACCAAGATAGAAGCCATAGTTAGGGTCACCGTTGACAAAAACAACAAGTACTTCTGATCCTATATCAGGAGGAGAGTTCCATTGTCCATATGCACTTGGATTACTTGTGTACGTACCTGTACCATCATTGCCTGCTTGTCCTTCAACATGTCCAAAGAAACTACTAAGTCTGTTAACTGTTATCCATGACTCACTACTTTGTGCATCTTGTTTTAAAGAATCACTAGGAAATACTTCAAGTCTGCCTGCATTAGTAGGGTCAATGTTACTCATTACAGTACATAGCATTGCAGTTTCATTAACTGCGGCTATACCTGCTCCAGGCTTATTCTTTTTTAATGGCCCTTTGGGTTTCCATACATTACGTGGCATTATCCATCACCTCTTGGATCTTTGTCTTCCTCAGCATTTGAGTCAGCATCATTAGCATCATCGTCTGCACTATTATTATTATTTGCATTTGTTGTCGGTGCCCCTGCCGCTGGACTACCATCGCCAGCTACTTCTGGAGTCACACCTGCAGGGGCGTTTGTTGAACTGTTTCCATTACCTGCGTTGGCACCACTGCTACTGCCTTGCTCAGGAGTATCACCTTCTCTCTCGTCATTCCCATCTGCATTATCTGCATCTGAGTTAGGAAAGACATTGATAACACAATCTAAATTTTGTGTAAACGTACCGTTTTTAAACATGCTTTTAATATTAACAACTTGATAACTTACACCTTCGACTATGTTAGCAATGTTTTCTGGATACTCCCAAAATAATATATTATCGTTTAGTTCTAATACCCCAGTGCTTTCATCATAGTCAATTGCTTCTTTAAAGTTAATCTCCATAAATACTTGTCCACCATTGGCATTCACATTGAATCCAGTTGATCCATAAAATCTATTATATACATCTTCTAAACTACTAGTTTGATCTTGCACAATAAAATCAGGGTCACCTAAAATTGTAACTGATGCTGAACCATAGTCAGCTGGACTGTATAAACTAGTTACATAAGAATTTTGTGCTTCATTGCCTTTTCCTAGTTTTCCTATTTTAGGACCATCTTGGAGTTCTCCCGGGATAACAGCAGTGTCTGTGTCTCCGCCAGTAGATGCCGAATCGGCTTTGTCTGCATTTGCTTCTGCTACTGTTTTTCCTAATACTACATTATAGTATAGATTATCTAAGACTTGTTCATATTTTAATACTTCAGTGTTTTTTCCGGTGTACCAATAATCGTATCGTTTATGAGGGCCATAGTAATTCAGACCTGGGTTTACATATGAAGCAGATATAACAGGAGTTTGGTAAGTTTCAAATACATATGTTGTATGATATGCCCAGTCTGACGTTGCTGGATCCCATACTGCTTTACTTAATTGAGGTGTCACATGATACCAGGCTACATTTTCATTTGCCGCTGGATTATTTACTTTGTCATCTTTTTTATCTTTGTCTGGAGTAAGTGATGTGGTATACAAAGTTGTCATAGCGTCACGTAAATATGTACTTTGTTTAATCAGATCGTCAAATATTTCTAGTAGCGCCGCACCCGATGCATATGTAATTTGACGTGCAGTACTATCCGGAACAGACACTACTTCCTTTGCTATTGTCGCTTGTGCAGAATTTGTTGCATCAGCGCCTTTCCATTTAAATTTATCAACATCTTCAGGCGTTACTAATTTTGCATTCTTAAGTTTATCTGATCCTTCACCAACAAATTTAATTTCAAATGTGTTTGGGACTGTGATCGCTCCGTTATCTTTAAGTTTTTGTTGCTCACTTGACATTCTGTCAGTTAACCCGGTCATTAAGGTCCCGACCGTGGTTCCTGTAAGTTGCACTTGGCTCGGCAGTCTGCCTCGTTTAACACCAAAAGAAAGTGTGGGTGCAATAGCCGCCGCTGTGATTTTATAAGTAACAATCTTGCCATCAATTTTAAAATCAATCTGACTTATAACAATGTCATGGTAATTTTGAAACAAGTTTGCTCCATTGCTTGTTGAAGCTATTGTTTCAGTGCCGTCGGCCTTTATGCCTGTTACAGGATTGCCATCAATATCATATCCAAGAAAAGAAACGCCCAATATAAAAAATTGTTTTGTTGGATTACGCACCGTTCCCTTAGAATAGCCAAGATCAGATGAGTATTGTTGTAATGCTTCAGACGCATCTTTTAGTTTGTTAATAAATGAAAAGCCATATGGCTCAGTAATAGTAAAATTAATTGCTGATACGTTTGTTGCTGTACCTGATGCTTTACCTGAAACCATTTGACTGATTTCTAAATTATCTATATAATAATCTAACTCCATCCCAGGCGCTCGTTGAGAGTTATTGTTGTTTATGCCGCCAGACTGTGCCACAAGAAAAGCACCGCCGGCGCCTTCTGTTTGCAATGCTTCAATATTAGTTCTACCTGAAGCAGTGAATGCATCATATGCATCTGGTGTGATCATATACAGAGCAACTTGATAATTGTAAGATGCAAGTGAGCCCAACGGATTTTTTAATCGTCTTCCTGGAGTAGCGCCATCACCAGTACCAGTATTTTCGTTAGTACTTGTGTTGTTATCATCGTTTGCAGACATTATATTCCTAGTACTCTACGCAAGGTATCCATTCTAGGTAAGTATATTTTTATACCCGATTTGAAATTAAAATAAGGATCTGGTCCCAATTGATTAGGGTTTCTTTGTGCAAACACCCACCATAACTTAGGATCATCATACAAGTCTTGTGCTAACAAATCAGGCCTAAATTCATATTGTACTGTAACAACAAATTCAGCATCACTTGGATCTCTTGGTATAGGTCTGTTAGTCATTACATCTAAGAATTGTTTATCAAACACTCCTGTTTGAAAATAAGGACTTGTTCTAGGGTATATTCCATTGTTAGCCATTACCAGATGCCTCCACCATTGCGTTTACTACCTTGATTGAGTTCGCCTTTTGCATATTTTTCAAGGCTAAACTTATTACTAATCTCATTTCTGCTAATAATCGGAATACATTGAATCGACATAGTGATTTTTGTAGGCACGTATGTAATTTCATCTGAGATTGCTGTTTGAAAATTTGGTGGTGGTGCTGTGCCACCAGGAGACACTTGTCCACCTACTAAATTATTAGGAGCCGAGTTGGTATCATTTACTGAATTCGTTGCTTTAATATAATCAACGTCTGCAGGTAAGTTGTATGTAAAGTTTGTTAATGCTAATGGGTGTCCCTCAAATTGAAATGAACCCATACCATACAAAAATGCTAGTGGGGGTGGTGTGCCATTCTTTGGCAACTGATCTTGTCCATAAAACATTTTAGTCATTGATCTAAAAAAGTGTATACATGCCAGTAGATAGTTTGCTTCTTTTGTGTCTTGTGCGGTGAATGTACAAGCGATTGTTACTTGATCCACTGAACTAGCTGTGTATTGATTGATCTTAAAATTTGAATGTACAGGTGATGTACTATCGTATGCGGCCGCATATGCAACCGTGACTGTAGGCGTGTAGGGAAAGATAACACCATTGGTATCTATCAGTGGTGCTAATATCCCTGCCCCAGCCGGATTCTTGTAAAGATATTCAGAATTTGCTCCTAAAGCGAGTCTGACTCTCCATTCGCCTCCGGGTGGTATGTTTAAATCTGCCATTAAGATAATCCTATGATGTTTATCGTATCCATTTTTTGCCTAGTATAAATAGCTGTCTACATGATATATTTATCGCTGTTAAAAACCGCTTAATTTTACCCGTATTAGTTGCTTATTTGCAGAGCAACATGTATAATACAGGTCAACCAATAGGAGTTTCAATGCCCATACCACAGAAAAAACCAGTCAATTACTTAAACAACAAGGATATTCTTAAAGAAATTCATAAGAGCAAGACATCATATTGTTCTTATACAAAGAAAGAATTCCACCAATACGATGGCATCATCGATACACCAGATATGCCACTAGAAAAAAGTCTAGCATTCACAGTCAAGCCTACACAAATCAAAGAAGCAAAATTGATGAAGTCTCTCAGGCTATCACAAGAGCAAGGACTGACTGGTCAAAGAAAGATTGACCCAAAAACAATTGAAACTGATGGTTTGGTATTTAGGGTAATGACTTGGGAACATATTCCAATGTCTCAAAAGCAACCTCGTAAAGTTGTTAAGAAAAAGAAAGCAGTCGAAATTATTGATTTTGATGAAGATAATACCTCAAATGATTTGTTTGCAGATTTAGAAGATAAAAAGACTAAACCACTAGTGGATGACATGGTTCATTCTAAAGTAAACTTTCCCCCGTTTCAACATTATCTTTTAGATGCCGAGACAATGACTTTAACTTTAGTTGGCAAATCTCATTGGAAAGGTGGCATGAAGACTGGTTCTTTCACTGCTACTAATGGAGCATTGACTGATAAACTAGCACGTATGTACATTATGCTATGTGAAAAGTATGCTATGAAGTACAACTGGCGTGGTTACACTTACAATGATGAAATGCGTAACTCTGCTATCTTACAGTTGACATATGTAGGCTTACGATTCAATGAAGCAAAGTCAGCCAATCCTTTCGCATATTATACTGCGGCAATCACTAACAGTTTCTGTAGAGTTCTTAACACTGAGAAACGTAATCAAAATATCAGAGATGATATCCTCGAAATGAACGGACTAAACCCATCTTTCTCTCGTCAGATGAAGGACTACACAGGGTTAGGCGCAGAAAAACCAGTAGAAACATACACTGAATAATATCAGTAATGATATTGGGCAAACAAGGCGTCCAAACGTCTTGCTTTGCCTACCTTTAGCGTGTATAATAGATGATGAATACTGGGAAAACTAATTATGAATAATCTTTTTAAAAAAGCGGCTGTATTCACAGACATACATTTCGGGTTAAAGAGTAATAGTATACAGCATAACCAAGATTGTAGTGATTTTGTGGATTGGTTCATCGAAAAATCTAAAGCAGAAGGATGTGAGACCTGTTTATTCTTGGGTGATTGGAATCATCACAGAGCAAGTATTAATATGCATACTTTACAGTTCGGTCTCAATGCGTTAGAGAAACTTAACAATGCGTTTGAAAAAGTTTATTTTATTACAGGCAATCACGACCTCTATTACAGAGACAAACGAGATATTCACTCAGTTGAGTGGGCAAAACATCTCAATAATGTAGTCATCGTTGATGAATTCCTTGAAGAAGGCAATTGCGTTATTGCTCCTTGGCTATGTGGTGACGATCATAAACTACTTAGAAAGAAGAAGGGCAAGTATTTGTTTGCTCATTTAGAGTTACCACACTTCTACATGAATGCTATGATAGAAATGCCAGATCACGGCGGTGCGAATACAGATCATTTAGAACACTTTGACAAAGTATTCTCAGGACATTTTCACAAACGTCAAGCAAGAAAGAATGTTTGGTATATGGGTAATGCTTTCCCTCATAATTATGCAGATGCTGGTGATGATGCTAGAGGCATGATGGTGTTAGAATGGGACGAAGAACCTGTCTTTCATTCTTGGCCTGATCAACCTGTATACAGAGTTTACAAACTAAGTGAAGTATTAGAGAACCCAGAAGGGCTATTGATTAAGAATGCTCATGTTAGAGTACATTTGGACATCGATATCTCATATGAGGAATCTAATTATATCAGAGAACAATTAATTCCGCAACATGAATTAAGAGAAATGTCGCTAATTCCAGTTAAAACTACTGAACATGAAAATGACTTAGCACCTGGAGAGATATCATTTGAAAGCGTTGATTCAATTATTATTGAACAAATTAAAAACATTGAATCTGAGTTCTATGATAAAGGTGTATTATTGGAGATTTATCAATCCTTATGATAAAATTAAAAAACGTAACGTTAAGAAACTTTCTAAGTGTAGGCTCTGTCACACAAGCAGTCAATTTAGATAACCAAGAACTTACTCTTATTTTAGGAGACAACTTAGACTTAGGTGGCGATGGTGCTAGAAATGGTACAGGCAAGACTACACTTATTCAAGCAGTTAGTTATGCGTTATATGGTACTGCTCTCAATAACATCAAAGCAAACAACTTAATTAATAGAACAAATGGCAAAGGCTGTTTAGTTACACTCGACTTTGAAGCCAATGGCGTTGAGTATCGTATTGAACGTGGTCGTAAACCAAATCTATTACGATTCTTTGTTGATGGTGTAAACGAAGAAGACAATGAGGCGCAGGGCGAGAACAAAGAGACACAACTGCTTATTGAAAAGATTATTGGCATGTCATCTACAATGTTTAGAAACGTTATAGCATTGAATACTTACAGTCAGCCGTTCTTAAGCATGTCACAAAGTCAACAACGTGACATAATTGAGCAATTGCTTGGTATAACTTTACTATCAGAGAAAGCAGAAAAGATAAAAGTTATAATCAAACAAAACAAAGAAGACATACAACACGAACAACTTAAAGTCCAAGCAATCGAAGAGGCTAATAAGCGGATAGAAGAGCAAATAAACAGTCTTAAGAGTAGAGCAAGACTGTGGGATGCCAAGACAAATGAAGACATTACTAAGTTAAAAGATAACATTGAGAGATTAAAAAAACTCGATATTGATGCCGAATTACTTGGACACAAACAGTTAGTTGTATACAATCAACGACTGAAAGAACACAAAGATATCGACAAAATACTTGTAAGGACTCAATCTGATATCGACAGAGAAGCCAAGTCTATCGCTAAGATAGAAAAAGAATTAAGCATACTAGAAACGAACAAATGTCACACTTGTGGACAAGACTTCCATGACGATGCTCATACACAAGTCTTTGATAGTAAGAAAGAATCACTTGAGGAAGCCAATGTTCATATAGGAGAATTGGCTGAAGTCTATGTAGAATTAGAGAAAGAAAAAGATAAAATCGGAGAAGTAGGAGATAAACCTAATACGTTCTATTCATCTGAAGCAGAAGCAATTGAACATAAGAATAAAATCAAAGACTTAAGCGGACAAGTTAATCGTAAAGAGCAAGAAGAGAATCCATACACTGATCAAATCATTGATATGGAGAAGAACGCATTGCAAGAGTTTGACTTCAATAGAGTTAATGAATTATCACGCATAGGCGATCATCAGAAGTTCTTGCTTGACTTATTAACAAGCAAAGACTCATTTGTACGTAAAAAAATCATTGATCAAAACTTATCGTATTTAAATTCAAGGTTAACATCATACTTAGACAAAATGGGATTACCGCATCAAGTTGTGTTCCAAAATGATTTAACTGTAGAAATTACAGAATTGGGTAGAGAACTAGACTTTGATAATCTAAGTAGGGGAGAACGCAATAGATTGATCTTAGGGTTATCATTCGCATTTAGAGATGTATGGGAAAACTTATACTTCCCTATCAATACATTGTTTATTGATGAGTTAATAGACTCAGGATTAGATACAATTGGCGTAGAGAATGCTATGGCTATTCTTAAAGACATGGCTCGTAGTCGTAACAAATCAATTTGGTTAGTTTCACACAGAGAAGAACTAGCAGGAAGAGTTGCTAGTGTCTTACAAGTTGTTAAAGAGAACGGATTCACTACATATAGCACTACAAGAGAAATGGAGAACATGTGAGCCTAGCACTTTGGCACTGGCACATTGAGATCAGCAGTAAGTGTACTCTTAAGTGCCCTCGTTGTCCTAGACAAGAAGTTCCTGACACTTTAGTCAGTACTGAACTTAAGTTAGACTTCTTTAAGTCTAACTTTCCAAAAGCATTTGTTAAAAAGAACATAGAGAAATTAACATTTTGTGGTGATGATGGCGATCCTATCTATGCCCATGATTTTATTGAAGTCATTGAATACTTTAAATCGATCAAGCCAGAGATAGCAATCGTTATTGTTACTAATGGATCATACAAAAACGAAGTTTGGTGGACAAGACTAGCAGAACTACTAGATGAACAAGATCAAATACACTTTAGCATCGATGGGTGGGACCACAAAAGTAATAACGAGTATAGAATTAACTCTAACTGGTCTAGTATCATCACAGGCGTTACTACAATCAACGACAAGTCTAAATGCTATACAGTGTGGGACGCTATAGGCTTTAAGTTTAATGAAGATAAGATAGAAGATATGAAAGCCTATGCTAAAGAGTTAGGCTTTGATGCGTTTCAGTTAACTAAGAGTACCAAGTTCGGAAAGATATACGAAGACTCTTATGGGAAAGATGATGCTTTACAACCAAGTGATAATCTGTTATCATCTAGTCATAGATTTGAAAGAGAAGTGTTTAAATTAACAGACAAAGAAATACTAGAACCTTGGATGAGAACAAACATTAGATTGTTTGAAGAGTCTAATCTAGTAGGCAATGAAAGACCGCTCTGTCATATAGGAAACAAAGGTAGTTATATCAACGCAAGAGGA